CCAGACCACAATGCATCATCTAGTGAGGTAGTCAATGTGTCCATGTTGCCGTATAAGTCTAAGCCTTCTAACGTCATACCGGCTGATGCAGAGCTAGCCACGACATCCACGTCTGTAACACAAGATGACCACTTCTGTACTTGCCAGTTGTAGATTAGCAAAGTATTTTGTGCAAAGTTATCTATAAACTTCCAGACCACAATCTTACGAATCGGGTCAATGGTTGATGACATTAGATTAAGTTTAGACGGGTTGGCATTAGCATAAAACCATGAGTCTATCTTTTGCGTACCAATTGCCGTTACTGTAGAGCCATCGCATGAATAGAAGCCATCAGCACCTAAGAAGTAGCTCATGCCACCGTACTGCACAACAGAGTTGCCTTCAACACAGCCAACACCACGACTAATCGTGTCAAATTGGAAGAATAAAGGTGAGCCAATGTAAGACATACGCACGATAGCACGGTCTAGGAATATAAGACCAACCTCACCACCAGTCATGCCTGTAATGTTGCCACCATCGGCAATTACTTGGTAATCGGATTGTGATGCACCACCTGATACCCAGTCAAACTCGTCATTGATGTCAGACCATTGGACTTTATTTGAGTTAGTACCAGCATCCAAGTTAGCAGCTACAACAAAGTCACGCACGACTGTAACGTACTTAGCTACAGGCGCATCTACGCTTAAATCATCAAATGTTGAGCTTGAGCCTAGTGTGTATGCTTGTAGTTTGTTGACATTATTAGCTGCAATAATAGTATTGCCGAACTGTGTAAAGTTCCATTTGACTACACCGCTATAGTTGCCAGTCTTAGATACGTTATCTAGGCTTAAATCGCCACCATCAAACTTAAATAGCTTGGTAGCACCACCAGCAAATATATTGGTAGTTGCACTAAAACGAGCAGCAAAAGTATTGTTAAGGTCTTCACTTGCAGCAGCAGAATAATCTACGGCTAACGGGAATGGACTATAGCCCAATGCAGTAGGAACTACGTTCTGTGCAACAGACAAGTTTTCAGCAACACCGGCTAAGTCTGGTGTCCACTCTGTAAATGCTATGCGTTGGGTAGCCATTATGCAGTACGATTCCACATATAAACTACTACATACGGTTGAAGGTTGGCATTAGTTCCACTTACACCGGCAGATGCCACAGATGTGCTTACAGATATGCCTGTTGTAGCAGAACCTGTAACAATATTATTCCCTAATGAATATCCAGATGTAATATGAACTCCATCACTTGTTCCAGAGTTTGCACCTTGAGGACTTACATGAATATGTCCAGGGTCTGTTACAGTAGATGTAGCAGTATGTGTATGGCTTACCACAACAGCATCTGCACTACCACCAGTATCACCAGCAGTAAATCCACCGCCATTACCAATTAGAACACGACCAGCACCAAATGCTGTCCAAGTACCAAAACCAAATAATGTATTTGGGTTAGTTGATACGGTAGCAGTAAATATAGAGCCTACTGGGTATAAAACAGCTAATGCTGATGTAACAAAAGCTGTCGTAGCTACTTGTGTAGTGTTAGTACCACTTGCAGCAGTAGGTGCAGTAGGTATTCCGGTCAATGTAGTCGTGCCAGTAACAGATAAGTTACCACCTACAGTAAAGTTATCTGCATCTGTACCAGTTTGTTGGTCTTTAACTTGAGCCATCAACTCACGGATAGCATTATTAATACCAGATGGCGCACAACCCTCGGCAATATCTATGCCACCAATGTCGGTATTGTTGGATGCCGTTGCACTCCACTCACTTATCTTATTCTTTGCCATGATTTATCCCTTTAAAAGCCATGTATTACTACTTACAGGTGTTTCTACCCATGTGTTTGATGATACTGATGTGTCTGTCCAAGTGTTTGTGCTGTCTGATGCCGGTGTCCAGTTATGACCTAAGTTAGTTCCATTAGCAGTTACAGTAGCATTACCGGCAATTGCGCCTTTTCCGTACCATATTGCGCTACCATTTACATTTACAGTAGCAATGCCATTTATATGTGCATCTGCGCTGTATTGAACACCACCAAGAGCAGTCACGACAGCCGTGCCAGTTACACTTCCTGATGCAGTTCTAACTCTACTTGCATTACTTGTAACAGTTGCAACACCGTTTATTACACCAGCAGCAGTTCTAATCCTATACGCAGTAGCTTGTACTGTAGCATTGCCTGTTATTATAGCATTTGCGCTGTAAATTACACTAGAACTTGCAGAAACACTTGCCAAGCCATTAATGCTTGCTACCCCTACTCTTACCCTTACTCCATTTGCTAAAACAAGCGCATTGCCGACAATTTGAGCGTTTGCTGACTTAATTGTAGCTGCATTTGCTTCAACAACAGCATTTGCTGTAATAACAGCTTGACCGGTGCGGATTGCATAAGCATTTGCAGTAACTAATGCGCTACCATCAACACTTGCTGTGGCTAAGATTACTTGGCTAGCTAGGGAGCTATATGGTATCTGTGAAAATGCTGCAAATCCAAACATAAGTTATCCTATTAAGGCTACTGCAACGAAACCTACTAGACCACCTAGTGTGGTTGCTACCCAATCCCAAAAGTCAGCAGTATGTGACTCAGGATGCAAATAGTCGTATATCTCTTTTAATGCAGCAATCAGAGCTACTACAGCTACAGCGTAAAAGCCTATGAATGGTGTCAACACAGCAGCTATGATAAAGCCACAGATGAAGTGCATTTGCTTGTCGCAAGGTATTTTGCACACGATGCAGAATTGGCTTAGAAAAGCGTTAAGTTTAGCAATTATCTTTTCCATTAGTCAGCAGCCTCAGGTGTGTTGCCTTTTTCTAGCCATGCTAGATATTCTTGGTAATCTGCGTTATCAGAAACCATTGGGATAAACGCATTATCAGCAAGTCGTTTTATTGCTGAAGGATTAATATCTAAATCGGATTTTATTAATTTATACATATTAAAGCTCCGCACTTAATGCTGTATTTGATGTTGCTACAAAGTAAATTGTATTATTGGCTGCCACGTTATCGCTTGATAATATCCTAAATCCATTTGTTACACCGCCACTATATAGCATTGCACCTGAAGATGGATAACCAGTACCAGTTGAATATGTACCAAATGTGACTGTCGCTGCTGTTCTCATTTCAGGATGAAATATCCAAGCGTAAGCACTTCCTGAACTTGCAGAAAATCTAGTCATAGGTACTTGCTGACCATAAAAGTTTTGAAAGTATCTCAAGCATCTTGAAAGTTCGCTACCATAGTCACGATAATCAAATGATGTAGCTGTTGAACCTTTTTCTAGTTGAACACCTGTAATATAGAGAGTAGCACCGTTAGTTCCTACTACTGATGTTGCACCTGTTGCTGAAATGTAGTTTGCTGAAGCCCAAGCACTTGCTGTACCACTATATGTAGAACCTACACCTAAACCGTAGTAAACATAAATGCCACCACTAGTTCCAGTTTGCCAAGTGCCAGTTGTTTCTCCTGCAATTGTTATACTAATTGATGTCCAAGTATTTGCTGATGAAATTGTGTATGTAAATGGATATGAGCGTGTTGCATCTGCATTTTGGATAGAACCACCAAAAGTTCCAGTTAAAGAGCTTCTTACTTGGAATGATAATGTTACTGCCGATGCTCCTGCTGTTCCCCATCCTAAATCAGCAATGTTATTTCCCTCAATAGCTTGTCTTACTACAAAATAATCTCCTGAACCTATAGAGTAAGCAGATAAAGAAGTTATGCCTAAATATTTAGAAAAACCTGTTGGTGGAGTAACTGAGCCAGCATTTTGTTGAACGCTAAACTTTGAAGACTGACTTATCTCAGCCCTCCATCTGTCAAGGGTATAACCATTGCCTGTAGGAGTAACACTAGCACCAGCATTACGCTGGTCAATCCGCATATCACCATTAATAATGCGATTCTTAAAGCCAAATGTATTTGGTGTATTTACGCTAGTAGCAACAACCGTACTAGGAGTAGTCGCACCTAACGCACCGTTTAAAGGTGTTACCGTATTTGCCGTTCCATCTAAAACTATAGCCATTATTTATTCTCCAACGCAGCTAGTCGTATTGTTAAGTTTTCTATTAGGGCTTGTTGTTCTTGGATTGCTTTAATCAAAATAGGAACAAACACGGAATATTTTACAGATTTAATTGTTTCAGGAATTGTATTAGTTTCAGTTGCCATTGTTGAATTAGATTCAATTAAAGATGGAAAAACTTGCTCTAACTCTTGAGCGATTACACCAATTTGTTTTGTTGTATCACCAATTAAATTATAATTGCGAATTTTTACATTTAATAAATCATTAAGTTTTGGAGTGGCATCAGTAATATTTTCTTTTAATTTAATATCAGAAATTGCACCATAACTATTGTTTGTATTTCTAACATTACCATTTTCTAAAACATAAAATGTATTAGTTCCAGATTGATTTAAACCATAATAAAGCCATTGCGCTCCTTTTGATTCAGAAACATATACCGCATCACCAGTACCAGTTCCTCTTATCCAAGAACCTCCTGTACCACTTGAATTAATTGTGTAAGCAGCATTATTTGGAGTAGTTACTCCAACCATAAATTGACCACTAGAGTTAATTCGCATACGCATAGTGCCATTGATGTATGTATATAAATCATTGGTAGCAAAATCGTATTCCCAACCACCTTGGAATGATGTGTTAGCTGCGCTCTTTAATCCAATATAAGCAGAGTTTGCACTACCAGCATAGATGGTTAAACCCTCGTTACCTGAACCAGTACCAACCACGAGATTGTTATAACCTGAGTTAAATGAACTCATGCTTGAGTTGCCGATACCCACGCTACCTGTCGTGTAGTAAATATCAGAACCGCTAGTAGTCCATTGACTAGCTGTAATTTGACTTGTCAAAGCCACAGTACCTGTTGTTGCTGGCAATGTTAATACAGTAGACCCTGCTACTGCTGGTGCTTGTAAGGTAATGCTACCGCTGGTATCTCCAGCTAAAACCGCTGCACTCATTATGCTACTCCTCTTATTACATTACGAGCTTCAGCCCTTAACGCACGAACTTCTGTTGTGTCTTTGTCGTAGTCTGCTGTCATCATGTAATCTGTTGATGCTAGGTAGGCTAGTGCCTCTTGACGCTTGGCTTCTGCTGCTTGTTCTGCTTGAACTAAAGCTAGGTCGTATGTGACTTGATTGCCATCAGCATCAAAGGCTTCATCGCCAACTGTGCGAACCACTTGTGGATATAGTTTATAGATTGCTTGTATCATGCTGCTATCTCCATAAGAACAATGGTTGATAAATAACCATCATAAGTTGTTGTAGCTGTCATTCCAGAACCGCCATTTTTTAATTGCATTTTATAAGTTGTTGAAGATGTGGTGGATGGAGAATCAAGATAAGAAACGCTGAAATTTTGTACAATTGATGTGTCTGTTCCAACAGTAGAAGAAAATCCAAAAAGTCGTTGTAACAATTGTGTGCTATTTCTTACTAGATTTATAAATCCATAAGCATTAGCACCTGCTTTCTGTGCATAAGCATTAGTTGTAATGCAAACAAGAATACTACTTGTAGCACTTGTTGGAGTAATTGATGCGGTAAGTCCTGAATCAGCATAAGTCCCAGTACTATTTGTTACTGCTGTTCCATAAGTTCCTTGCACCACTTGCAACACACTACCTGTAGGCAAAGAGCCTTTGCTCAATCCAGTTACCACTACACCTGCTGATGTCACAGCAATCTTAGTAGAGCCACCGCTTTGTATGTTTAGATCACCGCTATTGTCGGCTGTAGTGATGACACCACCAACTCCGCTTGTAGAGGCATTAATAATTGAAGCCATATTGTTTCCTTAAAGAACTACCCAGCGACTGCCTGATGGTACGGTTACAGTTACACCACTATTGATGGTTACTGCGCCAACAGAACTAGCAGAGTAGCCTGTAGGTATTGTGTAGTTTGCGCTGATTGTCATGTTGTTTAGCACTAGACCATTTGATGCAGCAAGTTGTGGAGCGTAAGCAGTAAGTGTTTCATCTTCAACTACAGCACGGTCAGCAGGATAGGTACAGAATACGTTTTTAGTACCTGCGCTAAACGATACAGCAGAGCCTGTAGACGATGCAATAACTGTAGTCCTAGCCAATGTACCGGCAGCAACAGTTCCTAGCCCTACCTCCCACTCAGAACCGCCTACGATAGCGTAGTAAGTTGTATTTCCGTTACCTATTGCAGAGGAAAATGTTTGAAAGCCACTAACAGCACCGGCAAGTGTAAGAGTGCCAGTACCAGTAGTGGTAGATGTTTCCTGTACCCTATCCTTGACTATAAGAGGCATAACTTACCCCTAAGATAATGTTACTGAAAGGCTACCTGAAGCGATTTTGAATATATCGCCAGTATCAATTGCTTTAGATACGTCTAATGGAGTGTGGTATAAAAGATTGCCGGATGTTGCTGCATCCATTAAGCCAATCCAACCTACTGTACCCCAAGAGCCTGTAGCCTGTGGGAATGTGCAGTCTGCGTTAGATAAACTAGCACCGTTTGATGGTGCAGCAAATGTTACGGATGTACGTGCGTAAGAGCCACCAGATACTTCTGTACCTGTATTAGCATCTGTAGGGTCACTTGTGTAAAGTGCCACATAAATTGTTGTTGGTGCTGTGTAAGCTGTAGCTCGTAGCGTTACATTGATTAGAGCATTTTCTAGGTAGTTGGACATTTCTGACATAATAATTCCTTTATCGTGTTGCTATTGAGATTGAAATTGGTGACCCAGCATACTCGCCTTGGTCATCTGATACGGTTAAAGCAGTTAAACCACGGTCATAAAGCGTTGCCCATGTCTGTAGACGTGCATCGTTCATAATGTATGGCTCTGCCTCACCTAATGCACCATAAAGTAACAAGTCAGGACAATTAGCCATAAATGCGTTAGATGGTGTTGAGTCGCTTAAAAATGGTGGTGCAGCGTAATACAACATACTTAGCGTATAGTTGCTATCCGGTACTGGTGACAATTGGAACTCTTGCGCTAATACGGTGTATTGATGCGGTAGACCAGATTGGGTAGTACGAGAATTACGGAATAAGTTACTAGGTGACTGGTACTCTAATGTTGCTGCTGGATTTGTTGCTACGTGCAGGTCACGCATTTGTAAGAAGTCTGATGGTAGCTCTACTGTAGAGTCACCGGCTACTGCTGTGGTGGTTACTACCTTTAGCATTTGACGTATACGCAACTCTCTGCGTAGTCGTGTTTCAGCAAGCCTGATAAAGTCAGGAATCATTGCCGTTAAATCGCTACGTGCTAGGTAACTGGCAATCGTAGTCTGTAAGTCTGCGTAGTTTGTCAATGCCATTAGATGCGCCCTGCCCTTGTGCGAAATGCCCTATTATCAGGATTGTTTAACCATTCGTTAAATCGTTTCTTATCTATTACTGCAAAGCCTCTAGTGATGCCTTGCTTTTCTAATTCTGAGAACACGGTAAGCGGTATAGATGCGACTTTATTGCTCAATGCATCATTGCCCCATGTCTTACGTTCGTCTTGAGCAGCGTACTCACGCTTATTTCTCTCAAGTATGCCGGTAATGTCTTGGCTCTTAGCTATAACTAATTGGTCACCGTTATCAATAAACGATGTATTGGTAATGCCGTTGGATATTGTATTACTCATAAGACCTCGTAATGGGGGAGAGTTGCCCCTCCCCACATATCTAACTAACTATTAGGTTAAGTCAGCGATGATGCCGTGTGCTGCTTGGTTTTTCACTTCTAATGTGTACTCAACTAGCAACTGAGTTAAATCAGCATCGCCAGTTTTTGCAAGCTCATTAGTTTGGAATGGGCGCAAGTAAGATACAGCAGCCATTTCAGGATCTAATAAGAATGCTACGTCATCATTGTCTGTGTTAGGAATGAAACGGTTAGGCACGATAGAGATAGTACCAAAGTCAGAAACATAAACGTCTGCTGCACCGATGATAGCTGCTTGAACATTGTTAGGTACATCTTTAAAGCGAGTAGCGATACCGGCAAATGTAGATGCAACTACTTTTTGTGCTGGAGTTACCATCAAGATTGAAGCTGAACCACCGTTAGTGTAAGTAGATTGAATCACGTTGTTTAAGATAGTTGCTGTGAAAGCACGGTCTGTACCAGTTACACGAGCAGTAGTACCCAAAGAACCAGCAGTACCAGAAGTACCACCAGAGTAGTTTGAGTTCAACCATGTTTGTAGACCACCTAAAACACGAGCAGTAGAAGAGTCACCAGCAGAAGCAACTTGGTTGCTTAATAGGATAGCTTCCATGTCACGTTTGATTTCGGCAGAAGCCTTAGCCAATTGGTATGCTTTCTCTGATTTACGACCAGCTTTGTTTACAGTTTCCAAAGTACCAGAAATTTTGATGGTTTTTTGTGAAATTTGTGTACGGTTACCAACACGAGTAGTAGGTGACAATGTTGCATCAGATGCAGTTGCGCCCTCAACTACAGCGTTAGAAGTGTTAACAGCAGCCAAGCTGTCAGTTTGCCATTCGTGGTATACAGCAGTAGCTGCAGTTTTACCAACAGATGTCATAAATGGTGTATCTGTAGGTGAGATGTTGTAAATAACATCAGCCAAGTCTTCACGTTGACCGATACTGGTATAGGTTTGATATGTTGCCATGATAATTCCTTAAATAAAGTTTTCAAAGACAGATGCAGCGTCACGCACCTTGCCTGATTTTTGTAATTGAGCCATAGTCTTTTTAGCTTGGTCAGTATTTACAGATGTATTACTGTTACCAGACTTAATCGTCTTAGGCGGTTCACTAACCCTCTTGTTTAGTTGAGGCTTAGACTGTTGTAATTTGTCGTACTGCATTGCTTTATACAATGCCATAACGTGCCGAGCATCTCTTACTGCT